ACTGAACCAACTGTGGTAATCTGTATATTTCCACCAGTAAGACCAGTTACATTAATACTAGTACCACTTGGTACTGTAACTGTATTTGTAACTTGTGCAGATCTAGCATATGAAAGATCCGAAACAATTGATGCATGATATGATAGGAAATTAACATCATCTTGGATGCCGCTAGATTGTGAATATTCAATATTATGTCCAATTAGATCAATACCACCTGGTACACCATCAATAAGAAAATCTCCACTAAATAGGTCTTCATTAACTGTACAGAATAAACCTGTAGTTGTAGAGTCAGCATTGATCACGTTTTCAATGAAAAGATTTCTACCAACAAGGTCTACAAAATCTGGTAATAAACATGCGGTGTAAGTTGCAATTAAGTTAACTTCACTTTCGTTAAAAAATTCTTGTAAAAGTGTATCTGTAGTATCAGATGAAAATTTCTTTCTTTTAATTCCTAATGTTTTATCAAAATAAGTTTGGAATGTTGGGTCAGCCTCAAATCTTTCATAAGGTGTTGCTGTACCAAATTCACCACCAAAATTACCTTCTAATACAAATACATCAACCATAAAATCAGAGATTAAACTATCTCTATTTAAAAAACCAGGTACATTTGCAGCGCCGTACCACTCTTCAACAGTAACGTTGAATGATGAAACGTTTGCGTTTGCTGATTTCTTTACCATGATTGAAATTGGATTCTGTCCTAAATTAACAAAGTCCAAAAGATCATTAGTACTAAGAGAACTTAAAGTTGTTCTATTTGCACCAACATTATCTAAAAATGCATCAGTATCAGGAAAAAAGAATTTATCTCTGTTGTAAAATTTTTGGTATTCACCACTTGCACCTGAATTAATTTGTGCTTCTGGTGTTACAGAGGTACCTAACTTAATAAAGTCTACGGTGTCATCTGAGTCTAGTGCTAATAGGTTAAGCGCAAGAATTGGGCCTCTCTCTAAGGCAGCCAAACAGCTTCTGTGAAAATATGAATCTTTTCTTTCAAGGTTTCTATCAATATCACCAAATACTTGCTTAAAGAAAGCAGTATCAGGTACAAAAACAGGCGTATTAAACGGACCTTTTTTAGAAAAACCAACAAGTAGTCGAGTTTGGTTTGCAGGAATACTTACAACTTGACTTTTGTCGAATTCAAATCTGTATGAACCTGCTGCTTTAATAGATGCAATTTTAGGATCTAGTGCCATTTTTATAATATATTTTTTTTATTGCTTTTTTTATATATTCAAGGAAGAAATACTTTTTTCTACACAAGATCATATATATCATAATTTAAGTTTCCACCTTTAGAATCTTTTTCTAAGATAATATCAATCTTTTCTTGAATACTATCATCTACTTGGTCATAGATCTCTTCGGCAAAATCAGAAAAGTCTAATGTAAAGAAAAACTCAGAACTATTTATACTCGTCATAATGAGATCATCATTGCCTAATTGACCAGCATATGAGCCGTTTGGGAGTTTACCAAAAGTAGATGCTTCATATACAGTTTTCTTGTCTTTCAAAATAATTTTATTTTGAGCAATGTACTTTTTGAAGTTTTGGCAAAAAATAGGTTTATTATCTTTTTTGATTTTAAGACCAAAGTTTTTAATCTTTGCATCAATACGATGCTTAAATTTTACAACCATTTCTTCATCAAAGTCATTCCTTTGTGGGAAGACTGTTTCAAGTCTTCTTATAAGTTCTCCACCAAACATATTCCATTCAATAATAAGTTTTAAGTTTTCAGAGTAAAACATATCAAATGCTAAAATATAAATAGATTTTGCAAATTCTTCAATAGTATGTTCATTACTTCTAAATCTACCAACCTGTCTTAGCCTAAAAAAGTCAGTGAAAGCACCTGGTGAAGTAACTCGTTTCCAATCATGTTCATCCATTAATTCTATCTTAAAAATATTTACGATAGAGTAGTCACCACCATTACCTTCTGCTATATCTATAGAAAATACCCAATAGTTAGAGTCTTCTTCTATTTCATCTAAATCAAAATTAGGATCCCATAAAAGTCCTGCATAATCAATATCTTCATCTTCAAATTCTGGAATTTCCCTATGAACAAATTCTATTTGTTCATTCTGTAATTTTTTAAGACTATCAGCACTTAGTAATAAAGAAGACCCAGCTATAAATTGATTTCCATATTGGCGATTAAATGCTTCCTCGGAACCAAGATTAGCAACTTCCTGTCTCATCCATGCATCATCTCTACCAGGTACATCCCACCAATCAACCCTAAATGGACTATATTCATTCAATCCCTTTTCGGATGCTGAATAAATGTCATAGAATTTATTAAAGCCGTTCGGGGTACTAGTAATAATTACCTTTGAGTTTATAGATGCAGATACTGTAGGATAAACGTTTTCATAAAAAGTTTCCACGAAGTTTTGTGGGATATGTGCAAACTCATCCATAAATAATAAATGAATGGTAAAACCAATCGCAGCTTTCTTTGTTGTGGTTTGTCCAATAATACGACAACCATTATCAAATTTTGAATTAAATACATCCCATTTAAGAACACCAGGTTTTAAAAAGAATGGTAAATGTTCAAGAATAGTTTTACCCTTATCGATAATTTCTCTAGTAGTAGCACCTTTATTTGAAAGTATAAGAGAATTTTTATCATAATTAAATAAGGAATACCATGCAATGAAAATCGACGAGCAAATTGTGTTATGTGAAAGTATTCCATTACTCCAATATCTATGATTTTGACTATCAACACTTACATCAAACATAGAAACAGTAGAGTTATGCTTAATTATGTTTGTGACTATAATAGGCCCATCCAATGTGATTACATAATCGCCAGGCTTAATATTCTTTAGAAAAACTTCCTCATACTCTCTATTAAAAAGTATATGGTTATCGGCACCTTCTAAATATAACCCATTAAACAATTCAATTCTATATACATCATACGGTTGTGTTATATGAATATTTGAAATAGGTTCCCAACCGGTATCTGTATCAATCCAAATATTATTTAGTTCTAATGAATTTAGAAGTTTTTTCTTTATATCATTTTGATCCAAGATCATGTGCCTATATTCAATATGTTCTATAAATTGAATTAGATTAAGTATGATATTTTTTAGTATATTAATCATGTAAAAGTTGTATACATTTTTTATAGTTTCAGTTGGATTTTCATTATATTCTTTCTCCCATATAACAAGAACTTGGTAATTGTATACTTCAGCTAATTGATTTTTATTCTTGTCATAATTCCAAATTTCCTTTACAGTTAAACCTTTATTTTTATTTAGATGGTACTTTCTTTCTATTAAAAGAGTCAAGCTTTTCATATAATTTCCATAAAAAATATTTAGCTTTTTCTATCAAGGAAAGTTTACGTTGCATTTTAAGTGTTTCAAAATATAATCTACCAATAGTTGTTTTAACCCCCTGGCCGTCCTTTAAAATTAGAATTTCAGTAGAATGCAAAGAGCATTTGCCAATTTGTCTACTTGCTAAACATACATTAAACCTTTCCTTCTGAAACTGTTTTAACATTTCTTCCTGGTACGGTCGTAATTCAATAGTCTGCAAACCAAAATCGGTCATAACAGTACAATAAGTATTAGCAAAGTATACAATATCAGTTGCACACCTTTTTATTTCCTTTATTTCATGAGAGGTATAATTAAAAACCATGTTACCCTTTCTTAGATTTGAATTACCTTCGTAAAATGGTGTTGACTTTGGTTTATAACCCTCTTCTATTGCAATCATAAGCTGTTCAACCTTTTCACTTGTCCATGAAAAAGATTCTTCAGTCTTACCTATCTGTAATTCAAATCCAGCACTAGGTGCTTGTGGTTTTTGCGCCATAAATTTATTCTATAATTCCAAGAACATGCACTTCATGTAAAATTTCATAATCTTCATCATCTAATGTAAACATAGTACCACGCCCTATGGTTTTAATAATTGTATCACCAACATTAATAACACTAGAGTCTGAGCATATTGCTGTAGCTTTACGATTATATTTTTCTTCACTCAATATGAGGCCACTTGCTGTTACAACTTCTTGTTTTAGTTCTTTAATAAGAACATATTTATTCTTCATCTTGATCTCCATCGACATCTCTTATATCTTCTTCGTTAATACTATCTTGTAATGCTCTCATTAAATCTTTAGTTCCTCTTGTCTTGATACCAGAAGGTGAGCCTCCTTTTTTAGTGGACTGTGTTTCATTACTACTATGATATACATCAATATCCCTGGATATTTTCTTTGCATTTTCTTCAATTGCAACCATGTACATTGTTTGGCTTTTGATAATATCTAATAAGGTTCTTTGTAGGTCACTTAAAACTTCAAACATTCTAGGAGATGTATCACCTTCATTGATAGTATCCATTAGAGTTGATATTGCGGATTCACTATTTTGCATTTGGCGAATTAACATACTCAACGCATATTCATCTAGCTCTGCTTTTGCTTTAATGTATTCGTGCTCCTCGATAATTTCTTCACTAAGATAAAACTTAAGAAGGTTTTGCATGACCTTTTTTGCTTTATTCTTAGCCCTTTCAGTTAAAACTACCTGAGTGCTTTCAGATCTAACTTTATGAAGCTGTGGAGTTTCACTTAATCCAGGAACCTCATCTGGTAAGTCATTTAGTAGATCCCCGAGGCTATCTCTAAAACTGTCTTTAGAATTGTTTTTCATTAACCATTAATTTAGAATATATATTCTACTTATCTAGGGTTAGATTCTTTTGATAGTAATAATTGTGGAGCTGCATTATCAACTAAGAGTGTTAAGTGAGTATCTTGTATAACATATTGAGATAAAACTAATGATTGTAATTCTTGCTCAATAGGTTTCTTCCAAATCCTAATGTTTGTAATATCTAACTCACAACCTAGTAATCTCCATGAATTTGAATCAACTACATTGACTGGGGTATAATCCTTAGTTTCAACAAATATATTATTTAATGTAGCACTAATGTTTGGATTAATCGCTCCTGAAGGTGCTATAGTTTCATATACAAAAAGACTCAACTGTCTAGCAACATTGTTTAGATTAATTACAACAGCATACCAGGAGTCTTTATATAATGTAACATTTTGCGCCTTGAAATTATATTTAAAATAATTATCATTAATTTTTAATATGAACCAATTGGGTGTTTGTATAAATGAAACCAATTGTGATGGTGGTAAATTTGAATTTTCATATACTAAAAATTGATTGCTAGCTTCTTTATTAAATCTAGGGTTTCCTTGAAAAGTATTGGTGGTATATGTAACATCAATATCTATACTCGTAGTACCAATTGCAATAATTCTATGAATACCATTATATGAAGTTGTACCAATTACATTTACCCAATCACCAATAGCTAAAGAATTTATCGGTAATCCTGTTGTATTTAATTTAACTTTACCGCTGCTATTACTAATTCCTGTTACTACAACGTTTGATCCTATTGGATTAATATATTTTGGTCTAATCCAAAATGTAAATGATCTATCTTGAGAATCGGTCCAACCTTTATCATATCTATATTCAACAGTGTCTGCTGCTTTACTCATTGTTCCTAATTGGTAATTATATTTAGAAATGATAGTCCAATTATTATAAATATTTTCTTCTTTAATTAAAACTTTCTTATCTAAGATTCTTCTAACATAATCATTAGATAATGTACCTATTGTGTTATACTGATTAGGTTTTCTAACATCATCTAGTTCATTGTTTCTTTCTACATCAAATTTAGATTCACTATTAACTAATGAATCTTTTATTGCTTCTATGTTTTTGTCAGGATATAAGACAGCTGTTCTCTGTTGATATGGTACTAAACTTACTCTCCAATATGATCCACTATATAAAAAGTCATCAGCTTCTGCAACAGAATCAACTTCATACATCTTATTCATATATTGTTCAAAATATAAATAATCTCTCATTTGAGGTTTTGTACCAACACCAAATACTTGCTGAAACGCGGATTTAACAACGTGAATTTCAAATTGTACTGGAAAATCCATCATAAGAGGGTTAAATTGAATCTCTCGTGTTGGTAATGTATTATCAGGAAACATTATCTTAACCTCTGCTGTTGAAATAACATTAAATAAAGAATATTCCTTTAAGATAACATCTTTACTTCGTTGATCTGCAGCTGTTTTAAAATACTTAACACAAAAACCAAAAAGAGTAGATGCAACAGCAGATAACTGATTATATGTTTGTACTGCTCTTGATAGATCATATGGGTTCCATGAACCTGCACAACAATCAACAACTAAGTTTTGTGCGCCTGTCATAGAGTCACTATCACAACAATTAATTTGTGGTACTTTACATATAACACCACCGTCTGTAACGATTTCTAACGAAATTGATTTGAATTCTAGTGTGCCATCGCCCACCTGTTCATACTTATATTGAATCCAAAATGGATTAATTGGACTTATTAATAAACCCTCTAGACTCACATTATTTAATGGAATCCAGTCAGAATATGTGACACTATCTATACCCCATCTAAATGATTTATTATAATATGTAGAAGTAGTTTCACCAACAGTTTCATCACTGTAGCTTAGTATTTCAACAACATCTTTATAAGGTTCTTGGAGACTAATTAAAATAGCATCTCCATTTTCGTTCGTTTGTGATCCATTAACAGCCATTGATTATGAATTTATTTGTTGACGATTATCAGAATTAATTGAGGTATCCTCGCTCTTATAAGTTTCACCAATAATATATGAACCTACAAATGGAGTTAATGCTGCAAAATACGCAGATGCACCCATTAAGTCATTATTTTTAATAATAACCCAAGTGCCTACAATCAACCATAATAATATGGTAATGTACATCATAGATTCTCTTCTACTATTTGTACCCAATGAAAATATTGATGTTTTTTTGCTCTTTCTTATACTCTCTCCAAAAATATATGAAGCAACAAAACCAGTAAGAGATATGAAGTATGCAGCTAAATCAGTAAAATTAGTATCAAAATAGGATGCAAGTATACCAACAGCAACCCAAAGAAATATAACAATATAAGTAATGCATTCTCTCTTAGATTTACAACATCTTCTTAAAAACTTAATCATAAGGTAATATTTTTGTTTATATATTCCTTAATATGGTGTATAATCTGTTATGACTAAAAATATAGGATCGTCTTCTTCTAATTTATGATCAATTTGAAGAAGTAAATCAAATGTATTTAATTCACCATCCATTTCAAGCTGACCTAATAAGTCAAAAAGAAGAGATGCTTTCATATAAAAATAAGGAGATCTTTCAAGATATTTATTTGGTATAACGCCAAACTGAATTATCTTTTTATTGATAATATCTAATGATTCCCTAAAATATATTTTAGTTAAATCAAAAACCCCTTCGTCTATTCTGAAATAGAAATTAAGAACCTCACGATTTTCTATTTTTATTATTCTAGTAAATTTTTTATCATATGATATATCAAAAGTTAACCATTCAAGATTATGTAACCTATCAAGAATAGACCAAAGAAATGATACGGTATTAGGTTTAAGATTAGGTGCAGGGGTTAGCCCACGTAAGATTACTTTATCAATTTCAGACTTAAGTCTTTTGCTACCAAGAAGAGCAGCTCTAAATGAATTTGTTTTTATAGTATAGGTATTCTCATTATCAGTATTCCAATTTTTACACTCTTTTAGAACTCTAGTAATTATGATACTATCAATGTAATCAAATTTATAAAGAGTAAAACTAATATGTGTCGGTATTCCAAACTCAAATGTATTATCTACTAGCATCATTACTTATCTGTTTTTCTAAAACATTAATGGCAGTTTTAACCTCAGCTTGATTATACTTTATAGCTTCAGAAAATTCTCTATTACCAATTTCATTAAACTTCATATAAAGTTCAACTGCTTTAGGGTCTGGTACCCATTCCTTTTCCTTTGGTTGTTTTTTAACTTTAGTGTAAATAAAACCAGGTACTTTATTAAATTTAGAAGCAACCATCCGCCATGCCTCAGCTTGACCGACTGGATCAGTTTTTAATGTATTGAATAGATTTGCTTGTATTGGAAATTTTATGCCCATAAATCTATTTATCATGAATGAATTCCTAGACTTATCGTAATTAGAAACTTTATCCCAATGTTCATCTTTACCAAATAAAACCTTAATGTAGTCGAATAGTTGCATCTTTTTATATTTATAAGACAATAATTCTTTTAGTTTTAATAAAAGTCTTAAAACTGATTAAAATATTTTGTTTTGTGTTTTGTGATCTTTAATAAAAGAAAAATCAGTAGAATCAGATTCATCATCTTTAAAAATTTTAGATGAAATTCCTATAGTAGTTTCTTCTGCTTTATATGGGCTACCCTCCAATAGAGATTTCATTGTAGAAACTTCTTTAAGATCAGGTATAATATGATTTAATGTAGATTCAACATGGCGAAGCATTTCGTCAAGTATACCTTCAGGAATAGATTCCGAAGAAAGAACCATTATGTTTACGTTAGATCTAATGTTTGTAATGATTTGTTCCCTACTCATATGCTTTGCTTTCATAACCCTAATGATTATATTTGCAAGGTCGATTATCAGCTCATTATTATAAAGATACATATGAGAAAGACCACCATGTTTTTGCTTAAACTCTGCTATAATTTCAGCAGCTTTTTTATCACTGATTCCATATCTTCTATTTTTAAGAATGTACCAATATGCAGGTGAAACATTGTCACCAGAGTCACCAGTTAATACTTTAGCAAATCTAAATTCTTCAGGGTCTACTTCTAAAATAGAAACCTTTTTCTTTTTTACTAGATTTTGTAATAGTTTCTTAGTTTGATTTTCTGGAGATACCGATACCTTGATCATATCAAAAATATCAGTAGATTCCACTTCATTATCAGAGTTCATCCATTCAGAAAACCCTTGATAAGTATATAGTTTTTTATGAGCTGGTGAAAATAGAATTGTATATGCACCACTAGTTGATTTATTTACAAGTTGAACAATATCTCTATCACCAGTAAACATAATAACTGATTTTTCATTTGCAATAGATTCAGTATTCCATGCATACATTAAGTCATCACCTTCTGCACCATTAATTTTTGATATCTGTACTCCTTTACGAGTAAGGATTGAGATGAAGTCAGTAGATACTTTGGAAAAGTTTTCCCAGTTAATACCACTATCTTGTGTACGATTTCCTTTATAATCTGCCTCTGGGTAAAAGTCCTTACGCCATGAACGTGAATCTACAGTCCATACGATTTTATCAATTAAGCCTTCTAGTAATCTAACTTGATATGAAAAATCAGTTGCTAATTTTGATATAAAGGATTGGACTTCTTCATTAGTTTCTAATAAAGCTTTAGATTTACTACCTCGAGGCAATACATATAAAGTTCTAAATAAAAAGTAATTTCCATCGATTACTAAAGTATGTCTACCGTTCTTTCTCATTATATTTGTATTTTTATAAATAATAACATGTTAATCTGTTTTCTGAAAGCTGATATCACTATTAATGTGTTTTTTAATAAATCTATCTTCAATTTCATGAATTTCTAGAAATTCATTTTCTTTATGAAAGAAATAAAATTTTCTAATAAGTTCGCCTAATTCAAAATTATTAGGAAACCTGGAGATTATTAATTGTAAAAGTTTTAGTGTCATATTAAGCACCGTTTAGTATACTCTGGACTTCATAGATACACGCCAGCATTGATATAGCAGGATCAATTACTTGTTGTCTTTGTGATTGGTATTTAGATACAGTTACAACTACTTGTGGAATAAATGAAATGTATGAAGGTCTTTCCTGTTGAATATACTGAATGAATTCTACACCTAATGAAGATAATACATCATCCACTCTATTTGAATAATTAGATAACATATATTGATAGTTTTTAACAGGATCTGTGTTATCAATCACCAAATCAAATATATCTTTATAAACGGAACTAAACTTCTTAATATCATTAACAGTTATCATTTCAATTCCTTGTGATTTAAACCCTTGTAGCTGATTAAGCATGTTTCTTAAATCTGGGAATTTGCGCTTTACTAATTCAACAGCTGCATGTTTATCAATACCAATACCTTCTTCTTTACAGATTTGTAAGATTCTAATTATGTAGCCTTTCATAATCTCAGCTTCCTCTTCCTTTGTAAAATCAAAATCAATCATTTCAAATCTAGATTGAATTGGATCAGGAACTTTATTGATATAGTTACATGTTGCTACAAATCTTGCGTTAGATGCAAATTGGTCCATAGTTGCACGAAGTGCTTTAAAGAATTGATCTGATACACCATCTATCTCATCAAGTATAATTACTTTAAGTTTACCGGGTTCATCCATAATTGAACGATTAGCACAAAAATCAGTAATACGATTTCTTACAACATCAACAGATGTATCAGTTGATGCATTAATGTATAGATATGGGTGTTTAAAATGTTTTACTAGAGCCTTCGCTGCACTCGTATTATGAGATAGGAAGTCATTTGTGTAATATCTATGATTAGTTGTATCAGGCAGTTCTAAATCATACATTTCCTCAAGATAACCTAAATTCTTAATTGATGATAATGTAGCAATACCATTTTTAGTTAATATAGTGTCGCCTATGCTTAAATCTTTAATATAAACTTCATTATAATGTTCATCAAACAAAATATGATTATCAGCGCCATTGAGTGTTAGACCGCATGTAGTTTTAACTTCCCATACAGAATATTCGATAGTTTTATGTGAAGTTTTAATATCGCACCACCCTGTGTCTGTAAGTACTTCATAATCATTAATTTTTTTACTCTCCGTAAATTTTTTCATATTTTAATTAGTTAAGAATGCTATGCATTGTTTTTGCATATCGTTTTTATTATTCCAATCAGATTCCCATATTGTTAATACGGTATATCCGTGTCTTTCAGCAATTTGAATTTTATTAAGAGTATGTGCCCATATATCAGAGTTAGCATTACATGGCTGTCACGGTTACGTATTATTTAAAGTTCATGAAATTCTCTGATTGTCATTGTTGTAATCTCACCTGTTGTTTTAGATTTAATATTGATACACGTATCACCTGTTACACATTTACCAGTACCAGGTGAGCCATGTAAAAGTAAATGTTGATAGACGCCCTTTGATAACTTATCACCAACTCTCTTTGGTGTAATAAGATCATTTAAATTTTGTGGACGATACTTCTCTGTAAGAAGGATGTTTTGAATATTTCGCATATTGAGATTGTTTATTTTTATATGTAAAACTATGTGATGGTTTAATGAAAATAAATAAAAAAAATTAATCTATCAATGAGGAGAATACGAAAAATAATTGGATCCAATAGACAGGTACCTATTATTAAAGAAGATACTAATAATACAATTATCAAAAGAGGTGATAAAACAGATAAAATAAGCAGAATTAATGTTAGGTCTGAAAATATACCAACACTACAAAGAAGAGATACTAGAGTAAATATTCAAAGAAACGAAAGTAAAATAATTTCTAAAGTAGATCCTATTTGGTCTGGTGAAACGGTTTATATCATTGGTGGTGGTCCATCTCTTGTGAACTTTGATTGGAATCAGCTAATAGGAAAAAGAACCATTGCAATTAATAAAGCAATAGTATCATATCCAAACGCGGATGTTCTCTACTGGACAGATTCCAGGATATATGGGTGGTATAAAAACGAGATTGATAAATTCAAAGGACTAAAGTATACAATAAGAGATCATAGTTCATATTCAGCAGATTCAAGAATATTAAGAAAAGGTAATGCATTTGGATTAGAAGAATCTCGTGATTCATTATGCCACGGCAATAATAGCGGTTATGCTGCAATTAATCTTGCATATCTATTTGGTGTTAAAAAAATAGTACTATTAGGATATGATATGCACAATGATGGTAAACAAAGTCATTATCATGATGGCTATCCAGTTCCTGCTACTGGTGATAATATCTACAGGGATCAATTTATTCCAGGATTTAAAGTACTTGCAGATATATTAAAAGAGAAAAAAGTTGAGGTCTATAATGCGTCAATGACAAGTTCATTAACAGTTTGGCCTAAGATTAGTTTTGAACAAGCGCTAACTCTTAGATGACCTGCGCACATGTGTTAAAAACTCTCTTTGTTCATCTTTTAACAGAGATTTACAGTGTTTAGTAAACTTAACAGTGGAATTAATTACTCTTTGATCAACTCTTTTATTAAGTGAGTTATGGACCTCTCCGCATTTTTTACAAACAAAGTTTTCAACCCTTTTGGAATCCATTCTAGTTTTTATTCCTGTTAAACAAATTGCGCAAGTCCAATCTATAAGATTAGAATCTGCTTCAATTTCTTTAATTGTAGTAAAAGTTTCCCTATATGTATTCCATAAGATTTTGTTTGGATTCTTTTCGTGCTCATGCATGTCCTCTATTTTAAAAACTATTTCAAATGTTTGGGGATCTGATTCTAACCATTTCATATGATGGTTTTCCAAAAGTAATCGTTGCTTTAAAGGAGGCAGATTCTCCAATAGAATTCCATGCCTCCTTTTATACCAACCAAAATTAATTTTTCTTACCCGATACATTTAATTTTGTTTAGATTAGTTAAGTTTATTATTCATTAAATATCTAAATTTATCTGCAACGGATTCACCAATGTAAACGGCAGATTCCTGTTGTTTAGTTTTTAACTTATCTAATGATTTCTTTTTACCAGCGATTGCAGCTTTAAGAACATCTAGACCTGCTTTGTTTTTATTAGGAGACTTTTCAGTATCAGCTAATTCTTTTTCTAAATTAGATATATCAGCCTCTAATTCTTTTATTTTTGGATCTGTTGTAGGTTCACCGGACTTAACTGCTTCTTTGTAGTTAGCAGTTGCAGTCTTAACAGAAATCTCAGCATTTTTAATCTTTTCGGCGTCGCCTTCTAACTTAGCTTTCTCTAATTTAGCAGTTTCAATATCTATTTTGATAGTTAATACATCAGGGTGGTTACGAGAGTTTAGAGAATCTGAAGTAGTGGTAAATTTATCATTTAATGTAGAAATTTTAGCATCTATCTTCTTGATAGCTTCAGCGTTATCTTTCTTACTAGGTTCTCCTGTTGCAGGTTCTCCTGTTGCAGGTGGTGCTTGTTGTGAAGTTTCTTCTTCTTCGGATCCTTCGGATCCTTCTTTTTCATAATCCTTGATTGCTCTTTCGGCATCGGCTGCTTTAACATTCAATTCTTTAATCCTAATCTTAAGTTGTTTGGTTTCTTCTGCGTCAGCACCTTTAAGTGCAGTTTCAGCTGCAGCTACTTTAGCTTTACTTGTTGCAAGGGTTTTAACTTTTTGTAAACCTGGTGTAGTTGCTAAATCTGTCATCCTATCAGCAATAGCAGTAGCCGTATCAGTAAGAGCTTGGTTCTTTGCTGCATTTGCTGCCTTAAGAACCTCTACCTTATCTTTATCTACAGTTCCACCTGCTGCTTGTTTTTTCTTCTCATAATCAAGATTATTAAGAGCTTTTTGTACAAGAGCTAGTTGATATTTCTTTGCATTATTTTTAATCTTAGTAAATTTAACAACGCTACCAATTGCAGCTCCGACATTTTCACTGATAACCGACTCGTATACGGAATCAAGGTATCGACCAAGCCTGTCCTCGGCTTCCTTTATAATTATAAAGTCTTTAAAGTTAACTAATTGTTTCATGTTTATATGTTTTTTATTTTAATTCTTTATCTAAATCTCTAATTGCTTTAAGATCTTGTGTTTTAAGATCCTTAAGTATTCTACTAGTTTCATTGTCAGCCATGCGAATAGTTGCATCGTTTGCCTTAATACGAATTTGGAACTTAACCTTATCTACGTATTTTTGTAATTTTTCAGATTCTTGACCAATTTGATCCATTTGATCAATAATAGCTTCTTCGCGATCCTGTAATGATTTAATCTTTGTTTCTTTTGCTCTATCTACAATTTCTATTTTAACATTAGCAGTTTCATACTCTGTATCACCACTCCTCATTTGATTAAGCTGGGCCTTAAGCGAATCAATACCATCTTCCTCAATTTCAAGTCTCATTAATTCAATTTTAGTCTTAAGAAGATCTTGTCCAAATTTATCAAGCTTTCTTTTTTGTAAAGGATTAATAAATAGACCTTTAATAATATCAAAGAAACCTTCACCAATCAGTTCATCATACTCTTCATAAGACATATGTCCTTCAACTAAATAATATGTTTCTTTAATAAAACATCTATGATTAAATTGTTCAAAGGTTGGAATGATACTCATAGTCAATTTTTATTTATATATTCAAGAAAGTTATGACAAAAAAAAGGTTCACCAAAGTGAACCTTTTTCTATTTAGTTTTAAACATTTTAGATTACATCAACACCGTTGAATGCAAAGTTTAATGTGTAATACATAGTTTGTGGGTGGAATCCTGCATCTACTAAGTCAAATCTAGATTTAACCGCGATTTTAGGAGCCATAGTTCCTTCTGCGATTGTCTCAACAGATTCAGCCATTAAGTAAGGCATAAATACCAAACCTGGAGAATTACCGTCACCTTTACGACCTACTGCGATTTTTAAATCGTTAAAGTCTCTATTAGGATCTACATAGATAGTAACACCTGCAACAGAACCAATTGGGAATAAAGATCCACCGGCTTGATTAACTGTATTAGAAAGTGGATAAGCTACGAATCCAGCAACATCCTGAAGCGCAGTAGCCATTTTACCACTTGTCACTGCAAATGTAGCAGGTCCTCTACGACCACGAGTTGCGATCAAGTTAGAAGCAGCAAGTACTTTAGTAAGGATTCTACGTTGTAGAGTACCTTGAGTTTCTCCACCAGTTGAAACGATTACCGAGTTAACATTTACCGAACGAGCAACACCAGTACTATCAGTTCCAAGAGGAATAGCAACTAATGTACTTGCACCAGTAGTAAATGCAGCAGAAAGAATAGTTCCATCAACTTGAGATACTTGGAAAGCGTTAGTTACACCATTTTTGAAAATTCTATCTAAGATGTATTTGTTGATAGATTGAGTTAATTCATTAACCAATACAGCTTCTACTTGAGCTACTGCATCAATACCGAATTGCTTAAGATCTTGTACCTGTTCACGTGTAACTGCAGCAGCAACTTGGAAAGTTTTAGCAGCAACAGATTTGTTGAACAATGATAGACCCATGATGTTATCTGGTGTAGATTCACCACTACCTCTTTCATAAGGATTAGTAGAATCAATAGAGTCAACACCAAATACTGGAGTACCTGTAGAAGGGTTGTTAGCAGCGAATGCATTACCAGAGAAACCTGGAATATGATCTTCCAAAGCTTTAACTAATTCAGCACCACTATCAAAGTTAACCTTAACAGCAGCTCTAGCATCATCAGTATAACCATCAGTAGCAGCAGTTACTGCAGTGTAGATAGGTTCGTAACCTTCTTCACCTTGCGTATAAGCATCAGTTCCTTGTGCAACATCAGTACCTTTACCTCTAACGCGGAATATTGAGTAACCATCGATACGAGATTTACCAACATAAGTTAATTCATATGCACCGAAAGAACCTGTACCAACGTAAATGATTTCATTAATACCTAAGCTAGCTCCTGTAGCAACAGTAGTATTAACTTTGATCATTAATGGAGCAGAGTTACCGTTAATGCCACCTGCTTGTGAAGATCTACCACCACCATATACGAAGTCTAAGTAAGTAAGAACTCCCATAGGACCTTGCATAGGTACAACTGGAACTAAGTCAAGACCTACTGTCTGTGCAGCAACTTGCATAGCAAGTGGAAGTAAAGAAAATGGTCTATCACCAGAACCTGGTGTTTGTGAATAGAATGCGTTCATTGTCGACGGATCGCCAGGGAACGTAGGAGCGCCCATAGATTGAACGTTCATGTTTGGATTGAGGTGTACAGTATTGTAAACACTTTCATTTAAGTTATGGTAATGACAATACTTAGACATCCAAGAGATCTTAGATTTTTCAGTAATACCAGTAGCCTCTTCAATGATAGGTGCCCAAGTCTTTTGAACTTCAGCCTCATTAATTAATTGATTTGCGTACATTTTAATTGTTTGTTTTTATTTGTTTTATTTAATCAATCTGTAGCTCTTTGCTTCTTAGCTATTAGATTATAGTTTTATATATTATAGTTCTTTAAACTTTTTTAAAAAATGTGATTTTATTTGATTTAAGCGTAAAATTCTTCACCATCAGTAAATACTACAGCATTCTTACCTTTAAATTTACCTTAACGGCTTAATTTATAAATTGCTCAAATAATCGAATGCGTTTCATAATTTTATTTTATTATCTTCCTAAGTTAAATTTAACTCTATTAATTAAATCAGTTGCAAATGCTTCATTTATCATAGGTTCTTTTTTAGAACCATCGGTTTGTTCAGCAGCAGTTTTACTTTCATTAATTTTTTCTAGCTCAAATTGAGAAGGTCTTAAATCTCTAGTAGCCCAAAAGTTATTAATAGCATACGGTGTATTTACGCTATGGAACTTAGATTCTGCAATGATTTGTGTTTGGCGACCTTCAGAAAGAGCAGCCCATTTAGACATATACTTTTCTGGCATATCATCTATGATATTTAGATCTCTTTTCTTTTCAATAAATGCAGATTCCCAAATATTCTCAGCCTGATTAGTTGACATAATAGAATTAGCATTCATTGATTCAACAATCGTTTTTTGTTTTTCACTAGATAAAGAATGAAATTCATTTTTCTTAGACTCAGAAAGGAAGTTCATAAAATGCATTTCAGAAACAACCTTAGTTTCTGCTTTTGCTATTAATCTTTCTAATTTTTCTGCAATAGATTCATTATATGATTTTGATTCTTTTAAGTCTTCATCAGATACTTCAGGATGCATTTTGGTGATTTCTTCATCAGATGCACCTTCCTCTTTCATTTTTTTAGCATGGCCTACAAGTTCTTCATTAATATTATTACCATGATTAGAATTTACATTTTCTGCAATATACTCAGTATATCGAATGCTCTTTTCTAAATCTTCAGCAAGATGCTCAGCGTATGCAATACCTTGATCTACCGTTCCAGCAACATACTCAGTGTATTCAATACCGCGTTCAACATTTTCTCTAATGTAATTTGAGTATCCTATAGATTGATCAAGCTTTTCAGCAAGATGCTCAGTGTATGCAATACCTTGATCTGCTCGTTCAGCAACATGCTCAGAATATTGAATAGTAGTATCTAATTCTTCAGCTAAATATGCAGTATATGTTTTTATTTGATTTACATTTTCTGCAAGATAATCTGAAAAAGAAATACTCTTATCTAAATTTTCTGATAAGTATTCTGCGTAATCATTAAGTTGATTAACCTTTTCAGCAACATGCTCAGTGTACTTAACTAGTTTTTCAACTACTTCAGAACTATCTGATGTTGAGGATTCTTTAACATTATGTAATACACCTTTTACATATTCAGTATATTTTTGAAAATCCTCTACGGTTACAAAATTAGAGTCTTGTTTTTGGTTTTCCATTGTAATTTCTTTTTTATCTTCTGTGTTTTTTGTTTTTTCCATTTCGTATATGATTAGATTATCATCGTTAGCAAATCCATAAGATTCATTTACTCTTGCTAATTCAGCATTTTCAAAACCTGGATCAGCAACTAGGTCATAAGTAAAGAATTTTTTAATTTTAACTTTACCAGCTTCATCTACTGAACCTGCGGCTCTACTAGAAATATGAAGTGGGATACCATCTTTAATTAAAGATTGTGCTTCTTTACCTTTAGTTGTATTAAGTAAACGAATTCTCCCAATTACTTGGTTTTTCACAGGATCATAATCTAACGCTTCTATTACGTGAGATACATTAGATAAACTAATATCAAAATCTTTGGGGTGATCAAGTTCTCCTAGTAATTTACCAGACTTAACCTTTTCTTTAAGTTCATTAATATGAGGAAGAGTTTCTTTCTCCTCATAAATTCTGTTATTCTTATTACGGACCCCAAACTCAGTAAAAACACCCTCTAAAACGATTGCTCCATCTTTTGTGGTATTTTGTGCTAAATTAGCTTGAGATCTCTCAAGAATTAAAAGTTTCTTTCCTGACATGTCTTTTAAAATATTATTTGATTTATATATTACAAACTTTGTAAAGTTTTTATTCAATGCCTGCTAAAGGATCTTCTTCAACATCATTAGTAGCACCCGCCAGCTTAAAATCTTTTTTATCAGCACCTAAAAGGATTTTATCTATATCGTCTTCATCATAACCTTCTTCCTTCAATTTAGTTCTACGCAAAGCTCTTTCATTTGATCTAAGATCATCTCTAGTAAAACCACCATATCTTTTAATTAACCACCCTAGATCAAAGAAAGGTACTTCAGTCATGTTTTCATCCATTATACTTAATTGAGTTTTCATATTACCAATAAAATCAACTCTTCTGGTTTGGAGATCCATTTCCTTTAATTCCTCAAATACATTATCCTTAACAAAGTCTAATCCTAAACCTGCCTTAAACGCAATATCATTCTTAAGTTCTGGATGATTAAGACACATTTGAAGATATACCGGCTTAACTAAAATTTCCTGAAATATTGATCTTAAACGACTAACAAATTTTGAAAATTTAATTTCGTCTCTTAGCATACCGCTTGCTTCCATATCATAGGTACTACCACCTTCTTTATCAAATCTTGAAAACGGTATTTTAGATGCAAGTTTTAATTTATCTGAAAAGTATCTTAATGATTCGGTATCTCCTAAATCAGGACCGTCACCACCAATAGTACTAATTTGAGGCTGTTCACCATCCTTTGAAGGTAACCAATATTCTTTATTAAACGGCATCATTGGTTTACCGTTAGTTTGGATTTCACCGCTTTCATAATTAAAGTCAACAACCTCGCGGTATGAATTCATTAATTGTGCAAGTGATTGTTTTGCTCTAGTTTTTGATTTACCACCAACAGGTATAATAAACTGTGTTTTGAAAGATGCATTTGAAACAGCCCAGATAATTCTAGTTGTTTCCATGACTCTCAATAGGTTAAAAGAACGTATAAGTCTTTCAACATATGATATTCTCTGTGGTGAATTAACCTGTGAATATGAAAGGTAAAGGATTTGAGAATCCCAAAGCTTTCTTTCCTTTGGACCACCACCTTTATATTGTACCCATAATTTTTTACCAGTATCAGTATCAACACCCGGCATTAATGAAATAGGATCCAGTTCTTTAAATCCAATAATTTCAGTTTGTTTGTCATTATAAACAATTTCAAATGTAAGGAATCCATCAACTAACCATTTTCTAAAATAATTCCAGGGCTGGATAGCATCATTAAAACCAAAGTAATTGTAAATGTTATTGTATACATCACCAATTTCTTCTTCAATCTTATTACTTATTTCACCATTAAAATTGCCATACGCAAAATAATTAGTTTCATCAAATACAATAGCTTCATCTGTTATAATATCTAGGATATCTTCTATTTCATCTTGTACTGCAAATGTTCTAAGTTGATCTCTTTTCTTTGCATAATCTTTATCAAAATATGAAATATTCTTCTTAAGACTTGTATCTGTTAATGATAGAGCAGCAAATGCTGCATACATATCATCTGCATCCGAACCCATAGGATTCATGAAACCATACCCAACCTGATTCTCAGTAAAACCTATTGCACGCGAATTACGAATGATCATGTCATCGTATGCCATTCCTAGATTGGAAAGATCTTTAAGAATCTTTCTAACTGGATTTCCTTCAGTTAGAGACCCTCGTCTATCAGTAAAACCTGCCATCTTTTTTTATTTTTTGTTATTTATATATTCTTGTTATACAATGCTTGTGCTTCATTGATACTTCCACCAAAAAAGAAGTTAGAATCATTAACCGCACCAAGATACCAATCTTCATATCCTAATACTCTTGGCTTTTTCATTCTATCCATTCTATACTGACGTATTGCATATGTAAGATTGTATTTTTTACCTAAACTTTGCTTAATAGCATCATATGTAAAATCTTTCATATACATTTGATTTTTAACTTCACCTGCATATTTTAATTGAGATTCAAATATACCTGAAAATGATCTTACAATATCTTTGACAAATGATATCCTATAATCGTATGGTATATAGTGTAAATTTATTCCTAATTGATTAAGACCAAAGCTTTTACCTAATCCAATTACAATTGGGTACGTATCATAAAATGTTTCATCTTCGGTGAAATATCTAAAAGTATACATCCTTCCTTGCTCTAAAGGCCCTTTTGCTGCTATACCAGCACCTTCTAATAGTGTAGTAGATGCTTTAGATGCACCAGATCGTCCTTTGTTATCATCAAGGAATATATTCAAATCATCTTCAAAATTACCAACTATCATTACTAAAATAAGTTTGAGTCTTCGGTTAATAGCATAACCTTAAAATTTCTTTGTGCTGCTATTTTATTTAGAGCATCAGTTTTACATAAATTTTTAATATAAGTTTCATACCCATATTTAAAATTTTCCATTGCTTTTGCAGTTTTTCTTTTTGGTGGATTTGGTTTTTGTAATTGTGCCTTTGGTTTTATTTCAACCAAGTATTCTTCTATTACGCCATCCTTATTTAACTTAACATAAAAATCCGGAAAATAATTATGGTTTTTCTTATCAAGTATATTAAAGTATTTAATTGGAAAAGGCTCAGATATCCAGTGTATAACATTTTCATTATGATCACACCAATGACAAAACTTGCGTTCCCATGAGCTTCGATATATTATCGGTGGTGGACCTATATACTTTGCAGGATATTGTGGAGTATAATACCCTTGCTTAAAGCCAGACTTATGCGTAGGTTTTACATTCTTTATATTCATTAGATAGTATAAATACCGTCACTGTCATACCCACAATCCATAGAAACAGTACCAGCATATTTTTTAGGATGAATTTTATTCCAACCTTTAGCAAAACCTCTTTTTGCAATTTCCGTAAAATACGCAAAAGCATTTTCACTCTTGGCTGGGTTAAAGTTTCTCCAATAGCGATAAAGATCCATGTAAGCAAATGCAATACAATCTTCCCTATCAGCAGGATCTCTATATGATAATTTTAATGAACATTTGTCAGCTAATAACATTAAAAATTCTAGAGCCTTTGGTGTTAATTCATCCAGTTCTTTTGACTTTTTAATTTCGTCTAAAAGATCTCTATTATTAAGATAATTTCTTTTCCTTGCCATATTAAGTTTGGTTTATTATTATATACAAAAAAAGTCGACAGTTTATGCTGTCGACTCTTAGAATAATAGATTACTTAAATTTCAACTTTAAGATCACCTTTCTTAATAATCTTTTCTTTTTCAGTAGCAAGGTCTATGATAGTTAATAAATCATTATCACCCATTGATGTATACTCTTCAGCATTTACCATAACAGTTTGACCTTTTTTTAATCCGGCACTAGCCTTAACTACATTAGCTTCAACATAACCATCATTTAAATATTGATCTTTAGTTTTTTTTTCAACTATTGTATAAGTTTCTTGAAGTTGTTTTTCAAACTTACTTATCTCACTATTAAGTAATTCTAATGATTCTGTTAATTCCTCAGATGTACCAATTCTAGCAATTGCTTCACTAACCTTAACTTTATTTTCTTCTAAAAATGAGATTCTTTCAGATAATTCAGTTCTTTTTTTAGTTAACTTAGCTGCTTCGTTGCCTTCGTCAATTAATCTTTCAGATAATATTGAGGTAACATCATAATTAATAAATTCTTTAATAGTTTTAATCGCTTCAGTTGCAGATGGAATAAACTTCATTTCATTTAATTGCATACTAGCATTAACCTTATTAATCCAAACTCCTTCACCAACGGCAATTACCGTTAAATATAGAGATGAATATTCATTTGATGTAATAGCTGTAAAATTATCCATTTCATAAAGTAATTCTACACTTTCAAAGAATCTTGCAACAGTATCTGCGCTGTTAGTATTCTTATAACCAAAGAAGTTAGTTGCGAGTAAAGATTCTTTAATTTGGTTAGGATTCAAATCAGTAAGATTGGTTTTACCTAAGGTTAATGTACCTTCAGTTAAATTATATTCTAAAGATTTATCATTTTGACCAAAAATAACTAAACTGTTATTGATGTGTCTAAATAATTGTAAACCTTCCAATACACTAAAAAATCTACTATCATTGATAACTGATTCTGATATTTGACCATCTTTCAATGAATATGTTTTTCCATTTAAGAAAAAGTTTAATCCGTTTTCGTTTTCAATAATTGGAGAAAGAACAGAACTTACAGTACCTGCTTTATTTGAAAATGCTTTCTTATCCGCAATTGCCATTTCATTCAAAATAGCTTTAACATCAGGTGACCATGGGTACTTTGTAGCAATTTTTGTAAAACTGCCCTTAACATCAGCTGATTCCTTTAATGTATTATTTAGATCGTTGATTAAAGATTCTGTTAGTTGTCCTTTAACTAATTCGTTTCTCTCTATTGCTTCACTTATTCTAAATGACCATTTAGTGTTATTGTACATATCATCAATATATGATCTTAATTCACTAACTGGTGCTAACCAATCATATTGAGTTAGATTTCTATGTAAAGTTTTAGCAATCTTAAATTTAAGATTAGGATTAACTAAGTCTTCATTAATAGTTGTATCTTCTGATGCTTTTTGATAATTAATAAAATTAGAAATTTCATTAATTTTTGCAGGAGTTAATTCAATTATTCTATATGTTGCTGCAGCTTCAGCTTTTCTACTACCGCTTAATTCATTTAATAATCTTTTAGATTTTTCAATTAGCAATCCTTCACTACTGCTAGTTTCAACAATTACACCTATATGCTTACCAACAAAAACTGAGATAGCTGAAGCGTTTCCTTTATTTTCTCCTAGCTTTACAAGGGCAAATTTATCATTCTGATAATCAATTGTATGTAATATTGCAGTATTTTCTGATAAAGCAGCTTTAGCATCGGCATTATTTGCAATATATTCTACATATGAGCTATGAGGAAACATACTTAGCGCATTTTCTAAAATATTAAAGGCGGTACTAGCAGAGTATGATATTCTAGAATTATCTTTTTTCATAGTGTTAAGTACATCAACGCTCTTCATGACATTTTCATACAAGTGTGTAAGTGTAAAATTCATTTTATTATGATTTTTTTGTTTATTATTTTCGTTATACGTTGTTATGGCTGCTTTGTGCGCAGCTATACCAGCTAAAGCCAGTTGTTGAGGTATTCCCATACCTACCAAAATAGCCAAAACCTGACTATCGGTTTTTCCGCTATTGTAAAACTGAGCAGTTAAATCCAATAACTGTTTGGGTGGTGCATTTAGGTAAGGTGCATTGGTATCAACCCCAAATTGAGGATCAATTCTACCATCAGAGTAAACTTGAGTTTGACCCTCGTTTACTAGTTCCTTAATTTCATTATTCATATTGAAATACTTTTATTTGTTTTATATATTCTAAGATTGTAAAGTTATTATACCTCTTCGTCGTTTGCATTTCGATATGTTTTACTTTCACCTGTTTCTGGAATAATAGGTGCAGAGTCTAACTCAGTATCAAGAAAGATATCACCAGTTCTTATAGAATCAGGATTAATATAACCAGTATTGGATATATTAGACATTGGTGATACTACTGGTGACTTTCTAATGTCATCAACATCATATTCAAATTTTTGAAATATACCACCAGATTGAATACCTAGTTCACCTACACTATTACTTCTAATCATTGCAACACCATTATTGATACTTGATTTTCTCACCAAGTTATCTATTTCAGTTAATAAGACCCCATTTTCAAACACAGGAATAAATGATCGTACTTCGATATCAAACGTAACATTAAATTCCTTTTTATCGTTTAGTGCAAACTCAAATAACCTGTCCTGGTTATAGTCTTCTGGAACTGCCATAGATGCCTGTACTCTAAACATACCTAAATCTACACTATATGTAGATGTTTTATATAATTTGCTAAGAATAGATTCTGTAACCTTTAACATTTCAAGATTATTAGAACAAACAACAGTTACGCCAAATGTCATATTTAGTGGTAAGAAATTTGTATCTACTGAAAATGTTCGTAATTCTCCATTAGTTTCCCTAACAAATTCACCTCTAATAAACTTATTGGTTTGACTACCTGCATCGATTGAAAGAGATGATAACTGAAGTACTCCTCTAGGAACCACTTCGTAATCACCGATTGCCTTTCCTTCAGCAACGGAATCATACATAAAATTATCCATTAAGAATCTTTCATTTCCAGTCACAGAATAGTAAAAAGGAACATCGATTTTTTGTAGAGTGTCTTCGTCTATTCTATTATAATAAAAAACTCTATTTCTTAATTCTGCTAATGTTGCAACGATTACATATCTTAAGATAGTATCGTCTTTATTAAACTCTTGATTATATGCTGACATTTATAAATTTTATTTTGCTACCATATATTTATTCTATCCGATACTTTCAATAGTAAACTCTGAAAATCCACCATCATTAGTAATTTCTACTTTTTTATCAAAATATTCTGAAGGTAATACTGTATGATTGATTACAAATGTATTTAAACCAATATCATGAACGGTTTCATGTAATATTTTAATGATGTGGTGTACACCTGATGCGTCTATAGAAGAAAAGATTTCATCTAAAAATAATATATTTAAACTAGAAAATCTAATTTTTATCATCTTAATTAAAGCCATAATAATAACAAAATCAATTTTCTTCCTTTCACCAGTGCTTAATGTCTTTGGACTAACTTCTTGACCTAAGTGATGTATACTACAATTAAATTTATCATCAAACTTAACACCAAAAGGAATTCCCATCTCCTTTGCCATTAGGAGTACATTATTATTAAAAGTTGGTAAAATTGATCTTACTGCTAAATTCTTTATCCCATCATCACCCATTAGAGTTTCAAGAATTGATAGATAATAATCTTCGCCTTCGCTCTTAAGTCTCCCACTGCCTTTGTCTTCTCTCCTCTTGTTAAATTCAGATATTAATTCTTTAAAATGAAAAGATGACTCATCATCATGTTCTGATAGTTTAATTAGTTCGTTTTTGAGTGTTGACATTTGAGATTCAAGTTGACCTACTTTAACATAGATCTGTTTACCTTGTTCTCTCAATCCAGCTAATTTAGTATCAATATCAGAAACTTCATTTTTTATTTGAGTGTAGCTTTCGCTAAGTGTTTCTAATGTTTCTTCTTTTTCTTTTTTAATATGTTGATGAAACTCAGAGTCTAAGGGAGAATTACAGGTTGGACATGTATTATTATTATAAAGTTCTAATCCACGCTTTACTGTATTAATTTGTGCTAATAGCTCGGATTCCTTTTTAGATTTAGTTCGATATGTTTTATCGTTATCATCAATCCTTGTCTTAGTAGAATCGTTAGCATCTTTTAATTTTTGCCTAGCCTCATTTAATTTAACAAGCTTGTTTTTTAGTTCAGTAATTTGCGTAGCGCCTTTTCTTTTTGACGCAGCTTCGTACTGGGTTATTTTTGTTAACACTGATTGAATAGATTCATCCAATGTACGGATCTCATCATCCAA